GTACCCCGGCGCCCGCCAGAAGAAGCATTTCGAAGCCTATGCCAAAGTCATGCAAGAGGGCCTCAAACGCACTGATTTCATCATGAAGATGTTTATCAAGCGAGAGGTCACTCTCAAGACCGGCGAAGAATTCGAAGACTTCGACCCGCGGGCCATCCAGGGCTGCACCGACGAGATGAACGTAGCGTACGGACCCTTCATTTGGGCTGCTAGCAAGATTTTGTGCCGCGAGTGGAACGCGGACAATCGTATTTGCTACACCAGCGGCATGACTGCCGAGCAAATTGGGCTATGGAGAGCCCAATATGACGACGTCCCGGATGTGACGATTGTCGAGCTCGACGAAAGCCGCTACGACGCCCACCAAGGCCGCGGAATGCATGGTTGCGCGGCCATATTGAAGACAGCCACCGGAATCGAAAACTACGACTTGCCTATGCAGGTCGAACGCGCCAGCTACGAGAAGAACGGACGGTCGAAATACTTTGCTTACAGCGTGCCTGGCACGATGACGAGCGGGAAGGCCGACACCTCCTTTTCAAACAGCTTCGGCAACGGAGTCAAATTGGATACACTCCTACAAAGTTTCGGGTTGAAAACGGACCAATATCGAATGTTGGTCAACGGAGACGATAGTCTCGTTGTCATTGATCACTCGTTGAGCGCCGCTAAGGGGGCGGCGCTCAAACTGCACCTCGTCGAGGAGAACCGCAAACTGGGGTTCACCACGAAATGCAAGGTGCTGACAGAGTGGTCGGACGCTGAATACTGCTCGGGCCTGTTCTGGCCCGTGAAGGACGGATACGTTTTGGGGCCCAAAGTGGGCAAAAGATTACCAAAACTAGGCTTCGGCGTGAAGCAATTGACGAACGCCGAAATCTGCTCGATGGTCACCGGAATGGAGACGGACCTGGCTCACCTGCCGGTCCTCGGACTCTACGTAGAAGCTTGCAAAAACATGTCTAAAACACTGCACGTTAAAGAAAAACACAAAACCAAGCAATACGTCGACAAAGAGGCCGCGTACAAGAACCATTGTACCGTCAAACATCGCCGCACCACCGACACCGATCAGTTCTTCATGGCCCGCTACGGGGTCAGTGCTCAGCTTTGCGAAAAGAGCCTCCAGCTTGCCTTGGAGGACCTCGCCACAATAACCGATTGCGTGCATTACCCCATGATGCACACTTTTTCGCGGGACCTTTAGGTCGCCCTGCCTGTATGGGCATAATACACCAGACGGAAACTGAACAAACCACTGCCCAACCGACATGGCCGG